AAAAAACATTGGTCTATCTATATAAACTGTATCACTGGTTGGTGCTTCGAATAAAAATAAACCATTTCTTTTAGCGTAGTCTTTTGGTGTTTCTTCTAATACTATTCTATTAAGAAACTCTCCGTCATAACTAACACTTGAAATTTTTCCTGTATAATCAGCGTATCTTTTTACTTCTTCAAAAGTTGTTACTGTGTCTTGTCTTGCTTGTAAATCTCCTAAATTATAATCATCCGTCATATAAAAATAACCTGCTAAATCATTTACAGTACCATCTAAAGCACCCCAATCACTAATATAATTCCCAATCTGGGTTTCTGTTATAGTACTAGCGGCACTTGCTAAGATACCATAATCATCCCAATTCATAGTCAGACCATTAATATCTTTAAATTTTCTTAATACGTCTCTATTTTTAATCCACCACTCTTGAGCCCTATTATGATATTCTACCTCTACGGAGTTATCATGATCCCTTGCTTCGTGCTGCAATTCTTCCCACATATCAATGATAGGAGTTATATGGTTCTGTTGAATTGCCTGTTTTAAAGACATTCCAACAATCAACACATTACTTAAAAACTCCCCTGATGCATCTTGTTGTAATACACCAAGATTAGGAAGCCAAGAATCTGCAGCTCCATCATATATCCATTGTGCCAAATCACTAATTGTTCCTGTTTGAGATCCCACGGGTGGTATGAGTGGTCTTGCCTCTACTTCAGTTTTCGTTACAATTTCTGTCTTTGGTACTTGTTCAACGGTGGTAACAAACATATCTCGTAATATAACATTGGTAGTTCCTTCAACATAAAATTTATCAAATTGTTCTCGTGTAACTACGTTGGTGGGGGAAGCCGTACCAAACTCTATAGAATTATCGCCGTGTGCTATTTGTCCAGACCTTACTCCTATTCCAGATGTACCAAAATTTTGTTCTGTTATTAGGTCTATATCGTCTATCTTAAGTGAGTTTGGGCTTTGAGTTCTTAAATAATANGTATAAGTTGGATTAAATAATNNATCTGTTTCTTCTAAATACTTTTCATTAGTAATATCTACATTGGGTGATATAATAACTTCATCTCGTAACGTTGAGATATTATTAATTTCTAATCCTGCATCAACCGAACCCAATATGGTGGTCTCATCTAACACATCCTTATATATATTACCATCTTCTGTAGTTGTAGTGGGGCCAGAATAAAATTCACCGCTTAGATCAATTGAACGAGCACCTGGTAATCCACTTTTTCTTCTTAAAAATTCATATTGTACATTATAAGTTCCTTGATCGAATCCAAGTGTTCTTAAATGATTACCAATATTAAAGATAACTTTACCGTCTGAATCTAAATCAAATGCAGTAGATTTAAATGTTTGTGATAATAAAATCTCTGTACCACCAGAATCTATAACTTTAATTATTGCAAAATCATTTAAAATCGGTTGGCCACCTACTATAAGTAAATCTGTAACAGAAGTACCAAATCCAGTAGTGTTAGTTCCACCCGATGTGACTTTACCTTGAGATAAATTTTGAAGATCTTCTTGTAATAAAATACTTGACATTAGAAGTTTTCGAAGTCTGTATTAATATGTAATGGTATTAAATCTTCATCTATATCTGGTATAGTGTTTGGAACTACAACCTTTTGCCAATTTGTATCAAAATTTTCTCCACTTCCAGAACCAAAAAATAATAATTGTCCTGAATCATTTTCTATCGTGGGATACTTTGTATCTTGTTGGCTAGTTTCTTCTATATAGTTATCAACATACGTCATCATTTTATCAAAATTATCAGAAAATTGTTTTTGTTTTAATGAACTATATAAAGGAACATTAGGTAATTCACTTTGTTTATATGGCATTATTTCTCAACCTTGAATGTAAAGTCATTATCATGAATATCATTAATTTCTCCTATAGTCCCACTACCACTTACAAATCTGTATAACACTTTGTAATACCTTTCTGCCTGTAATCCATTCATCCAAAGATTAAAGTAATGTCCAGATGAATCACAACTCACTGCAGTATATTGATCAAAAGGTATTATAGTTTCTTCGGTTAGTGCATCCTTAACAGAATAAAATAGAGTTCCACTTGGAAATGTAGTTACTTGTAATGCACGTGGTGTAGTTTCATAAGTTTTTGCAGGATATCTTTGCCTACCCGCTAATCTAAATTTTATTTTTGAATTTTCTTTATATGAATCTCTCATACCTTTCATATAAAAAACTATATCGTCTAATTGAGAACCACTCATTAAAGTTAAAGCTGTAGAACCGGTCGAATATACAAAATCTTTCCAAACTACTTCTAACTTTGGTTGATAAATTGTATTCGTATCTCTTGAAAAGAATTTAAATTGTCCATATTCAGATGAATCTCCTTCGGGACAATTTGAATCTTCATTACCCACACTACCACTTCTCTTTATAATAAACCCCTCATTTGGATAAGCTGAACTCGAATCAAGTAATATACTAATAGGTTCAGTAACATCCATTCTCATATCTGTACTACCATAATCAAAAGATTGAGAAGCATATCTCAAACGTCCTAACTTTCCAGCACTTGCAGTCATGTGAGTTGAAGGATATTCTCCTAATAAATCCCAATTAACACTACCAGTGGTATCAAAATCTCCATACCAAGTTCCACCTACATCATTACTACCACTTATCCATTGAGTGCCATCATTCTGTCCAACTCTATATCTCCAACTAACACCATCAGTAGTTTCTGGGTCATCGTGAAATGTACCTTCACCGGCTGTCCAAGATTGTGAAACAATGTGTGCATATAAAAGTTGTGAAGTTGAGGTCAATCCAGTAGAACCAGCATCATAAAGATTTAAAAAATATGAAGCACTTGGTTCAGATTTATCATTACTTGGAATTAAACCATCCGAAATAAAATTTGAAATTTCTGTTAAATCAAATTTAATTAAAGCTCGAGATACATTGATAACGGTAGCGCTATCATTCATATCTTTACGAACTTCTAATATTTCATCTAATCCAGTATTTCTACTTTGTGTTGCACTACCCTCATAAAGTGTAGCGTCTGCATCTGCGTATATAAAATAATGCATTTAATTATCTCCTAATATACATCACCAACTATTTTACCCTCAATATCTACATTTGGAAATCTAATTTCAAATATTGATGGATCTCTAGCTGGATATATTACTCCATTTTTAACTACCGTGGGATCAGTAAAGTCATATAATACTTCATTGTATCCTTTAGCAGTATTCCATTTGTTTTCTATAACAACTGGTAGATTAAATGGGTTGTCTGTCTTTGGTGGTACAACTCCGGCAACCCCGTCTACATCACTTATAAGATTTGCTATATCGGTTGTTACTATCGGTTGATTGATTTGCCATTTCTCAATTCTAAAATGGTCTTGTATAGCCTTTGTTGCCCGTAATAATACTTCAGATTTATTAAAATTCCTATTAACCAATATAGTATATTTTATTCCTATATTAATAATATATGCATCTTTAATATTAATAGCGTCAGTCAAAATTCTTGTTTCTCCAAGATATCTGGCTAAATTTTGTTTAACCAAATTATTACAAAGAGTTAATTTATTCGAAGCCGTGTATCCAAGAACATACATATTTAATGCCAACGGATTAGATTCCGTAGTATCACCCACATCTAATAAATCATTTTGTACCACATATGCTTTAGCAATAGAACCATATTTAGGTGGAAGTGTATATGCTCTAATCACATAATCTTCTTTTGTTACTGACCTACTTTGTGCCTGAAAGAATGCCAATGCATTATTTCTAATTTCTTCAACTGATTCTTCACTCTGTCCTCCAGTAGCCTGGCTCGGATTGGTCACGGTTAATGAATTTTTAGCAGTAGTAACTTCTGATGTAGTTAATGTAGAATCTACTGCCGCGTAGACCAAATTAGACCACGCATTTAAATCTCTTACTTTAGCATTATGTCCTACACCACCACCATGTGCATATGTGACTGTCAATACAGTATTGGTAGGTGCTTCTCCATATGCTCTCGTGTTAGTAAAATTCAATGGGTCAAAAGTAACTCCCAATTTAGTTGGTGACCCTGATATATTACTACCTACTGAAGTTGGGTTTGGTACTATTTCTTCGTCGGGTGCAACCAATATTCCTGCACCAAATCTTAATTCTGTTTTTTTATCGGGTCTACGAAATGTTACATATCGTTTAGAAGTTTTTAATAATTTTAAAACATATGGAGATGTACCTGCAAATTGTACTAAATTTTTATCATTATCTATANTATTCTCAAAATCACTCAATACNGTATCTTGTGCTAAGAATGGAACTTCATACCAAGTATTTCCGTCACTATCTGTTATTGAAATTACTTCTGTGATATCAGTTTTACCTAATAAAATACTATCATACTTTGTAGCTGCACCAAATGGGAATGTTTCCGAAGTAACCTCTCCACTAATTGCCTTAACTCGTTTTGTTATTTTATATCGGGTTGGAGTTCCAGTACTATCAGTTGCTGATACTTCAAACGTTCTTGGACTCGAAGAACTATTTACTTTAAAATTACAATCTTCCAATAATCTATAATCCACTCCAGTAGTATCACTTGAAACACGAGAATTATATCTAATATTAAGTGCATAATCCCAATCTGGTTCTAAATTATCGTCTGTACTGGCAGGTGCCGTATGTGTTAAAGTTAATTCTACTATTGCCGGTGTAATAAATCTTGGTTTGTATCCTAACGATTGTGCTATATTATAAATCGTATTTTTTTCTTGTGCAAATGGTAATAAACTTTCTTTAAAAGTATCATCAATATAATAATTTAATACATCTCCCACATATGCTGCCATTTCCACCATCATCATAGCAGGTGAGGTTTCATTAAAATCATTATAAACTGTAGGGTAGTATGTTTTTGCAAATTCAACTAAATTATTTCTTAAGCTTCCAAAGTCCTTTCCTAAATATTTTACCTGTTTATCAAATTCAGCCATTTTACTCTCCTGTCTCGTAGGTTAAAGAAACTTCTTCACCACTTGTTAAATCATTTTTTAAACTAAAATTTACATCAACATTCAATCTATTATCAATTTGTTCAATAACCGTTTCATTAACGGATATATATGGTAGCCAAATATCAACCGCCTCTTTAATCATTTCTTCAACTCTATCAGGTATATCTGTACCTATGTTTTCAAATATCAACGTATGTATATCGCATCCAAATTCTGGATGAGCCAATCTCTCACCTTTCATAGTTAATAAAAGATTTTTTAAATTATGTTTAGCTTGTTCCAAGGTAGTTTTAGTTTTTCTAAAAATACCATCATTAGCAAATCCCAATGGAAATGCTAAACCTATAAAGGTATCTGGATCTTGGTCTTTTTCTCTTGAACTCCCCATTTTATTTATTTTTCTTATCCATTGCTTTTATTAAAGAACTATAATCTCGTGTTAATGCATCTTGTGTTGCTTGAGGTACATCTTCCACTCTAACTCCTGGTACACTTTTGATAGTCTGAACCGCTCCTATTTCTCTCCTTTGTTCATCACTTCCTGCACCACGAATATCACCATATCCTAATAATTCTGCTGTTCTTGATGAATCAAAAGTTTCTCCGCTTAGAGTAGGATAATCTTCAAAACCTTCTTTTGGTGCTCCTTTAAATCCGGCTGTCTCATTTAAAATTTTATTAAGAGTTTTATCTTTAGAATAAACTACAGGTTCTTCAGTAACTTTAGGTGTTGAAACTACCTTTGGTTTTGTTTTGGTTTTAATAGATTTACCTTCAGTAATAAATATTTTATTTATTTCTTTTTGTACTTCTTCTCGTACAGTTTTAGCTATATATTTTTTAAGTCCTTCTAACTTCATTTTATTATCTCCTAGTTTGTAACTTATTTTTTACCTATGTTATTTAAAGTTTCTCTGGCACTTTTTAATCCGTCTAATGCCTGCTTGATTGCACTCTTACCTTGTTCTTTAACTACTTCTTTAAGATCATCCGCCTGTTCTTTAGATTTTTCTCTTACTATAAGTGCCACTCCCGGTGAAAGGGCT